GTACCAAGGCTTGCCTTTAGCTGCGCCAAGATAGCACGCAGCCTTGCAGCCTTCATCGGTGCTGTTGCTTCATCAATCGCACGCAGTTGGTTTACAGCATCAATGATGATGTCGTTATAGGCATTGATAATACGCCGCGCAACGCTGTTACCGTAGCGGTTAAGATCAATGGCGTTACGGTACAGGCTGGCTGGTGTAGTCACACGAAGATTCCAAGCTCCTCTGGATCGTACGATGACCGCACACTGATGTTGGCACCCTGCATCGCAGCGCTAGTGATCACGTGGCAAAATACCGTGCGGTTGTCATCGTCATCTTCCATGATGACCATTTCATCTACCGTCTCAGGATGTCCGTTGCCGTCATACCACGTGGTTCGTACGATCGCCATAATATCATCCGGTAACGTAAGTGATACGTGGTAATCAAGCAGGCACCTACGCACCGGTGCCGTCGGCGGTTCCGGTGTCAGTTCCTGAGGCATCGGCCGCTTCAACCCCAGCCGCATCAGCACTCGCGTAATCCAGTCCGCCATTGGCAGTTGCCTCCAGTTCTGCTTCAACGTCAAAATCATCGCCCAGCACCTCGCCATCTGACAAGCGCTGCAACAATGTTTCTTGCGTGATGGTACCGGCGGTATAAAGCCCGAGCAGGCTGTCAACCTGACCGGGTTCGAGCATACCGCCGACGAAATCACGATTTACCAGGCAACTACCAGCTGCTTCGCGGTTCTGGAAATACTCCGCATGAAACCGCAAGCAGTTGTCAATCATGTCTTGCATATTCTGCGCGATCACTGCCATGGTGCTATCACCTTGGCTGCGGTCGATGCGTTTCGCTTCGGCAGTTTCAGCGCTTAACTTCTGCCCCAGCACTGCCGACAGTCCTAGTTCATTGATCTGTGCCGCCAGCTGCTCCAGCCTGCGGAATTGATAATCAAAGCTGCCGCCGCCTGGCTCGATATATTCCGCCTTACCTTCAGCTGGAAATGCTAGCGCTTCACCCGGTCCAGCTGATACTTCCTCAGCACTGCTCGGGAAGCCGAAAAATGCCAACATCGGGATCGCGCAGATGTGAAGTTGGTTATCAAGATCAGACTGCACCTGATATGCCTTCAGGTTCAGGTCTGCAATATCGCTCATCGGCGGGCGTGATTCAAGGTACCCAACCCTGCCGGTGTATGCAACACTAAATGGGATCTCGCCGAGGCTAGTGTTGCCCTCATCGATCAGCTCGAACTCTGGTGTTTGATCTTTACGCCACAGCTGGTATGCGCCTGGTGTCAACACACGGATCTGATCTACGGTGCGTTCGCCGTAGTCACCATCAGGCACGGTGGTAGTTTCCTGCAGCCGCAACTGCGTTAGCGTCTGCTTGCCGTCTTTCGGTTCAGTGCGCCAGCCTAGGATCTGCCGCGGGCTGTAACGCACCCAGTATGGCCTGCCGCCACCTTGCGGTGCATCAACTAGCACACCAACGTGCCCGTACCTAATGGCGACCCTAGCGGTTTCGTAGGTCCATACATTAAGGTCGTTGCCTTGCTGGTCAACATCAAACAGCTGCTCACGGATGGTATCACTGGTATCAACCAACCGCACCGGCTTGCGCGTTAGCATCCCGGCCAGCATCCGCTCCAGGCGTTGATAGTACGGCGGACACACCGAACGCATTAGGCGGTTGTCGTAGCTGTCATCTGCTTCGCGTGGTTCCTGCGGTAGGTAGTTACGATGCCGCTTCCGCATCTGCCTTGTGCCGCCTAGCAGATCCTCGATCAGCAGCCAGTGCTCTTCCTGTGCATACCACGCCTGGCATGGATCCTGCACACGTGTTACGGTGCGCTGCTGCAGCGGCCGTGGGTTGAAGGTGGAGTATGTCACTGGCGTTCGGTGAGGTGGTATCGTTTGCCGATGATCTCAGTCATAGGGCTGAGGGCTTCCTTCTCCACAAAATACTCTGCATCACACGCCACCAGCTGACCAGCGCGGAAGTGAATGCTGAAGCTTGCAAGGTTGCGGGTTTCAAGGCCAAGCGCTTTAGCAAACTCCAGTCCGACAGCATCGCTTGCGGCGTATGTCATTGCACGGCCTGCGCTCAATACAGCCTAACGCCAGTGCCGCGGCCAGCGCCGGCGTGCAGTGGGTTGAACTCACGCCACACTACATAACCCAATGCATCATTCATGTGATCATGGCCTGCATCCTTATCGGGTTCGCCTTTGTCGTTCCAGCACTGGAGTTCGAGGCATTCGATCAACCGCCTGCAGCTGCTGTGGATCTTCAATCGTGCTTGCCCCTTACCGTTCTGCAGCATTGCCTGCACCGCTGCAACGCGATCACGCACCGGTGGGTTGGCGCGTGGTGACTGGTTCGAGATGCCGTAGGTTTCCAGGATCTGGATGTCAGTTTGCGCTGCATTGGTGCTGCGGTTGCCGCCGCTAGCGTCTGGGTAACCGTAGATGCGACGGTCAGGGTATCGCCTGCGGATTTCATGCCCTAATGCGTCGGTATCGTGTGCACCGCTGATTTCATCAATGACGCATAACTCACCGCCAAGCCGTACGGTGATGATGGCTGACATATTGCCGACGTTGAAGTCAACGCCAACACGTAGCGGCTGATCGTTGCTGCCATCAGGCAGCTCGCTGATGACATGCACGCTGCGGTCAAAGCGATCGTAAACCGCACCGGTCGTTAGGTTGACGAACTCACCATCGAGGTATGCCTTCAGCAGGTTTGGATCATAGTTCGCCTGCATGCGCTCGATAAAATCCGTCGGCAGGTGTGGGTTATCGGCAGTGCGCATCTTGATCAACCGCCGGTCAGTTCTGCTCTTGGCGTCATCACTGGCGAATGTCTGCCACAGCCAGCGGTAACCCTCTGGCGTACTGGCCGCGGCAAACTGGCGTGCATTGCCAGATCGCAGACGGCCGAGGATCTTGGGGAATGCGCGGCTGGCGATGCTAGGTGTTACGGTATCAATCTCATCAGCCAACACCCATGCGAGGTTGAGGCCGATAATCCGCGTCCAGTTCTCGAAGCTACGGCACAGGATTTTAGTATCACCACCTGCAAGATGCAGTGTATATTCCGGCAGCGGTGATGCTCTGAATGTGTACGGTACGGCGTAACACTCTAGGAAGTCATCGAAGTCGTTCTGCCAGATGTCACGAATCAGCGGACCGGTTGGTTCCATCACGGCACCGATGAAACCTTGATTAGCGCAAGCTAGTGCTACGGCCTTTGCACATAATGCACGTGTCTTGCCGGCGCCATAGCCGGCGCTGATGCCAAGGATCTCGGTAGTGTCATCAACAAAGGCACGCTGCCCAGGGTGCAGGTCTGCCTTGATTGCAGCTAGGGTTTGATCTGCATCAAAAAGCGCCCTGCCGCTGTTGCGTTCAAGCTCCAGCGCTGCAAGGCGTGCGGTGACGGGATCAGTCAGTCTCAACTAGCTTCTCACCAGTGCGTGCACTGATCTGCAGCAGCACCGCACGCTCCTGCTCTGGTGTCAGCCCTACAGCCTGCACCGCAGCAACGCACGCTTGTACGCCATCGCTAAATGCACGGGTGACGGCTGCATTATCGCTGTAATGCCTGCGGAATGCTGGTGAATGCGTCAGCAACCATTGTGCGTCTCGCGTATCACCAGCATCAGCAGATTCAGCGATCTTGCTAGCTAAGCGAAGGCCACCTGCAGCGCGGCCTTCATTGATGGCCACAGAAAGGGCAATTTCAAGATCTGTAGGATCAGGGCCCTTTGCATTAGCTAGCCACTGTCTGATTGACTCATACGTGACACCAACAGCCGGCGCGATGTGTTCAAGCGGTGCGCCGTACTCACAGAGAAAGCGCACCTTCTTGATTACAGCATCGTTCAGCTTGTAGTGTCTACGCGCTGGCTTCACTCTCTTACCTGAACTGGCATGACCAGATATGTGGCCTCCATGCTATCACCTCGCAGGACTACTGGTGTGGTTGGCGTGTTACCGCTGATAGTAACGGTGCTGCAGTCGCGGTAGATGCGCAGGCCATCGAGCAGGTAACGGACGTTGAAGGCCCATGATGCATCGCCTGCGGTGCATGTTAGCTGCTCGCGGCCATTGCGTCCATCAGCTTCAGCGGTGATGGCGAGGACACCATCGGCGGCGGTGAGCTTAACGATGGAGTTATGGGCTTCAGCGACGACCGCAACGCGCTCTAGGGCACGTGTGAGGCGATGCCGATCGCATGTGATGTTCGCCGTGAACTTGGGCGGCATGAGCTTTGCGACATCTGGATATGTGCCATCAAGGATGCGGGAGTGGATGGTGGCGGTAGGAAGCATGACGGCAGCCTGACCGCGCTCTACGGCGATCACAGCGGGCTGTGCAGCGATCAGCTTGACGGTAGCGGCCGGCAGGGTGACAGAGACGCCTGTAGCGCCCTCTACGGGCCACCGGAGGCAGCGGTGGCCATCGGTAGCGGTGACGTAGCCATCTGCGACGTTAACGCCCGCAAGGATGCCCTTCGAGGTGTCGGTGCTGGCGCAGACGAGTGCAGCGCGACCGGCGGCACCGAGGTCCATCTGTTGCGCCTTAGCGGTGATGGCGGGCAGATCGGGGAAGTCCGTGGGCTCCTGCGGCGGCAGGTGATAGGTGCT